TTAGACAACGGTTTCCGTTATTATTTCAACCTGATAAATATCGCTTGAAACTTTTTCTTTATTGATGGATTTAATGATGTGAACATTATTGTAACAGTAGATATAATCCTTTACAGAGTAATTACAAATTTCTTCTATTTTACAAAATGCCTTCCATTGATATTCCTGGCCATTAATACGTTGTCGGAGCCAATTCCGCCAATTTGTATCAAATAGCACAGGAAAGTCCATTCCACTTGAAAAAGTAGCATTGTTTTGTCCAAATTGTAAACCAGAATATTCTACCAATGCAACTGTATCAACACTGTCTTTTGCCACGAAAGCTGTATTATACCCTCCAGGCTTTGGCAGCTTGACCGGCATTGCGTATCCATTAATTTCGATGGTGCTAGTGTCTTCTTTAGCAACACCATTGATTTGCTGACCTTTATAGTCGAAAAATAAACTATCCTTTTTATAACCTTCATCCAGTTCTGTAAACTTTAACAGGAAAGATTTTTTATTAAGTAAATTTCTTTTGGGAATTGGAATTTCTAAGAATCTAAAATCTTTCACATTCGTAACTCCATCTTTTCCAATTCTATTCATAAAAATTGTTTTGTTGACAATTTCAATGTCGTAGTTAAGCCAGTTCTTAATCACATTGACAAAGTCCCCAAAAGTAATATCAGGAACCGCCAGACTAAGATCAATCTTATTCGGATTTGTTATTACTCCGTTATCCTCACCTGCTTCATTATCTAATTGATCACCGATGACATCTGCAGAAATAACAGTTCCAGATCCGCTGGAATCAGAAACCCTATGAAGTATAAAAATCAATGTACTGTTTGCCGGCACATTTACTGTAAAATCAAAATAATAATCTTTTAAATCATAGCTACTTGAATTGAAAGACCATACTTGAGAGCCATTGAGGATAATAACACCGGTATTTGTCCCCTTTACCTTTCGACTATTAAAAAAACCTTTAAGTCTATAACTTCCCTGTTTTTCAATTTGAAGTCCCTTGATATATTGCATTCCGGTTAGACTACTTATATCATAATCCATCTCTTGCACATTCAAACCTAACCGCCTTTGTGTTAGTCTTGAAAAGTATTCAGTACCAGAAAAAACCCACTTTTGTTGTAAATTTTGATCAGTTAAAATATCTCCTTGTAGTTCAAATCCAGCATCCAGAAAGCCAGTTTTAAGCAGATAGATTGGATGTGGACAAGGATGGATTATATTAACATTGAAAATGGTCCCGTTTCCGTCAATATAATTTCTTCGCATCTCTGTACCATCTTTTTTCAGATCATTATAGTAACCGTCAAAATTTTCCCAAGGGTCTGAATCTGGAGAATACTTATCAGTATAGATTCTAGGAAAATTAAAATTTGTTTCAGGCCATTTCTTTTTACAGATTGCGGTTGCATAAGCATAGATATCCGGAACATCAAATTTTTCAGTTGGAAGCTCGGAAAGCTTCTTATTAAAGTTTGGCAATTCTTCAAAACCGAAATCAATTTGAGCGGTAATCTTATACCCTTCTATGCTTTGGATAAACAGATCTGCCTCCTGAACCTTATTTTCAAATTGCAGATATCCGGGAACTCTATTCTGCAGATTAGTTGTTTCATAACTCACATAATCGCCGTAATTCCGCAAAAATTCTTGATTAGCATTAATTTGAAAAGGTAGCGTGTATTTGGTGTACATCGTATCGCTGACCTTCGAATTATTTTCCTGGATTGATATGTTGACATTTGAAATGTCTAGCGGACCTAATGAAGATATAAATTTGATTTCCATAGAGCGAAATTCACTCTATGGAAAATCATATTAAAGGACAATAAAAAACTCCATTTCACGCTGGATCAGATTCTCATCCGAATCTTCTCTCACTAATTTTGGTGTGATACAAATGCAGTTGTAAATTTTATCATCAATTTTTAAAAATGACATAAGACTATTAGCGATTTCTATTAATAGCAATACTTCTTGTTTCAAGATAAATCCAGTCTTTATAGTTATTTTCGACACTTCTTTTGTACTATATTTTTTTCCATTGATTTGAAAATTATCATAAGAATGTTCGAAATCATCCTGGATAATATAGGTTCCTGAAAATATCATCGATTCCGGCACCAGGTTATTATTAAGCCATTGTAGAGAAATCTGTTTTTCAACTTTCGGGAACGGAACAAATTCTAATCCTTGTGATTTTAAAAAATCGCTATTCAGGATACTTTTATTTTTCACTAAAACAGTTTGAACATCATCATCTGATATAGGGTTTGCATTTTGATTAGAGATAAAATGATCAGGGATAACGGCTCCGGTGTAGAAAGAAAAAATGTGAAAAAAATCTGCATATGTTCTTCTAAATCCATTATTCGTTAAAAAAGGAAAATATATTGGTTTCTTTCCAGCAAAGAAACTCACTGAATTCAAAACCGTTGAATGCAGGATATTATAATTTACATCAAGTTCTTCAATCGTTACGAATACTTTTGCAGGTTTGTAAACCAATTTATTATTAAAATCACCAACGTTAGAAAATAGATGTTTGCTGTAAATTGGAAAATAATTTTGTACTTTTTGACCTAAATCAGTTTTAGCTTCTCCGTTAAAAAATGGAATTAAATAACTTGATAAAAATTCAGAAGTCCCTTCATCTGTAGTAAATTGCATTTTCAAATTGATTCTTGCAAAAATGCCATTATCAAAAAGTCTATTGGCCCATAATATCACTCCATCCAAGCAAAAATTATAATTTTCAGATTCAATTCCGGCAAATTGCTTGACCTGTAATGAAACAGGAATATCAATTATTTTTGAGTCATAACTTATTCTAATAACTCCGGAATAATTCCCAGGATCAATCCCTTCAGAATTAACAGTTGAAAAACCCAAATCAACAGACGAGCTGCCAGCGTTAATGCTAAGATTAATCCACCAGGGTGCCGTTATAGAAAAATTTTTGTTTAAAGGATTTGTGATCATCAAAGTACCCTGCTTTGATTCATTAAATCCTTTTCTCAATAGAAAATCAAAATTACCTGGACTGACAACTATATCTTCCGAATCAATTACAACTATTGTTGCAGTAAAAGAATAGATGCTTTGACCTTCTTTCTTTATTCTGCACGGAACAACCGTCACGCCGGTGGATGGTAATTCAGAATTTGTACTGAATGGAAAAGCAGGATCCTCTACCAAATCAAACCCGGATGTAAAATTCAGTTCCTTAAACAAAGTACCAATTGTCTCCAGACCTAAATTACTTCCGGAGTTATTGTTTAAAATATTAACGTGTGTATCTCCGGATAATTGATTCTGATTTCTTCGATAAATAACCGTGTAGTTTGTTTTGTCAGTTCTAATTTGATCTGCTGACGATCCAGTGATGGATAAATTGACAACTGTTGATTTTTGCAGATTAGCACCTTCAGACTTAATAAAAGTCAAATAAATAGTAGCTTTATAATTACTACCAGATAATTGGTCTAAATTTTTTAAATTAAACTTTAAAGTTTCCCCTCCATTAAAATTATTTAGATATCCGCTGTTTTCATCATAACCTTGTATTTCTAACCAATTTATACTGGAGTTTTCAAATTGTATATAATATTCTACAAATTCAGCGTTGGTAGACGTTACATTAACGTTGTTAATAATAGGGTAAATATCTTGTCTGTTCCAGGAAACACTTTGACTGCTGGGAGAAACATATCCCGATGTAGGTGAACTACCATCTGTTGGTATTGGCATAACTTAATGTTTATTTTTGTTTTCTAATTGTTGAAGTTCTTTGAGTTTAATAGCGATCTGTCTTATTGTTTTTAAATCATCTCCCAGCATTGCAATTACACCTTCATCATATAGTTTTCTAAGAAAATCCCTAACCTCTGTGATAACAGCATAATATTCTGCATTGGCGTTCGGCTCTGTAGATTTTAAAGCGACAGGACTTGTCGTATTATCAGATGAAAAGCCTCCATCAGCCATAGGTTTGGTTTTACCCTGCCGTACGCTTTCCAGATAATCAATAAGTTTTGCAGTTCTTGGTTCTTCCAACATCCAAGCAGGTGCAACCCACTCGTTTTCGTGAACTATACCAGCTGGTTTGAAACCAGTGGAATCAGCAGAACCAAATCCATCTCCAGTGAAACCACCATCAGCAAACTTTGGTCTTTCCGGAAGCGGTTGAGCTGCAACTATAGCTAATTGAACCGCTCCAATCGCTCCTACTATTCCTGCTAAAATTGGTCCTGCAATTGGCCCGGCTGTTAAAGCTGTAGCAATTGCAGCTGCAGTACTTCCAATAATCGTAAACATTTTTGCGATTTTTTCCGCTTTTGCCTGCTTATATTCTATTTCGGCTTTTTTATTGGCCGCTTCTGCTTCTAGCTTTTCAGTTTGTTTAGTGTATTCTTCACGGGTGATGTAACCATCATTCAACTGCTTTAATAAAGATTTTTTCTTTTTATCCTGAACTGCATTAAAATGTCTCAATTCCCGTTCTCCGAGTGCCTGCTGCAATTGTGCATACATTTGTCCAGCATTTCCCAAAGCCTGGAAAGCCATAGCAGTGGCTTTCAAAGCATCCTGAAAGTTTTCAATATTCGAAAAAGTATCTTCCCAATTTTTTGCAGAAAAACCCAGAATGTCAGTATCTTGCTTTGCTTTTGTCTGCTCAGTCTCTTCAACGGCATTATTCTGATTAGTATTTCCAGACATTGCAGCCCTTACAGATGTGATTGCCTGCTCTATTTTTGCTAGATCTTCTAAAAGCTTTGTTTTTGCAGGACCATCAGTGAGCTGGGAAATAAATCCGAGTAGTAGTGCTTTTTGCTTATTAAATGAAATTAATTGAGCATTCAGCATTCGACGGTCAGCGGCCTCCCTTAAAACTGCTTTAGCATCTTCTAGGGTTTTGATACCTTTCAATTCCTCTCTAGATAACCTTACCTCAGTTTGAGCTTTTATTTTAGATTTTGCTTCTGCAAGAGACGAGATGGCAATTATTTCCTCTTCATCTTTTCTTCTACTTTCGTCAATAAGCATTTGTTCTTTCTTGACGAATTTTTCAAAGTCAACTGAGTCCCAGAACTCATTAATTTTAAGAATATTAAAACGATGGGTTTGTTCCATTCTTTCAACAATCTGATTGTTGACGTTAATTTCCTCTTGAGTTTTTTTATTGACTTTTTTGAGCTCGGAAATTGCAGATTCATATATTTGGGCCGCCTGAGAATTTTTTGTATTCTTTTTATCCCATTCTAATTTTGCTATTTCATCTTCATTCTTTTTGATTTGATTTTGAAGCTGCACATTTTCCAGAACTTTATCCTGCTTTTTCCTTTCGAAATCAACTTTCTCATCATCAATAGCTTTTTGCCTAGACTCTAACAATATTTTATTCTTCTCGTCTTCATAAGCCCGCTGAAGTTCAAGCATCTTTTTATCGGCTTCTGCCTTAGCCTCCAGAGATTTAGTATAGGCCTCTTTTGCTTTCTCTAAATCATTTTGAGCAGTTTCGGCTTCACGATTTTTTTTAGGTTTTTCCGGAGCCGCAATGTTGGTAATACCCTGTTTTTCATTATCCTCTTTTTTAGGAGACTTTTTTTCTTCCTTATCTATTTCATCCAGATAAACCTGGAACTCTTTTCTAAGATCCTTTCGTGATGCTAATAAATCAGCATATTTTTGTCTAAGATCATCAACATTTTTACTCGCTTTTTCAAACTCCCAGTTTTCCCCAGTTTTAGTCATTGTTGGTGCATTAGAGGTTTTGGATAACACCTCTTTCGCTTTTTTAAATTTTTCGAGTGTTTCCTTTAACTGGATTTCTATATCTAAATCTTTAGCAGTATAATTTTTGATTTGATCCTTTAGAACATCGACTCTTGCAGCTGACAAAATTGAATCTCGTAGTGATCTATAGCTTTTTTCAGCTTTTCCATTCATAATAATTTCGTCAGAAATATTTTTGAAATATGACGGATATTCTTCTTTTAATTCACGAACAGCAATCGTTCTCTCTTTTACAGACTTTGTTGCATCTGTAGCTTTTCTATACAATAGATCTAACTTCGATAATTCTTGAGCTGCATTCTCGTTAGCTTTCTTGTTAAGATCATTGAGTTGTTTCTGAGCTCGTGCTACACCGTCAAGTTCTTTTCCATATATTCTCCAGGCAACGTATGCAGTTGTTATTAATGACACTAAAACTCCGATTCCGTTTGAATTTGTAACCGCATTGAAAATTGCAATAGCTTGTCTAACTCTGGTGATGCTTCCGTAAAGTATTCCCAAAGAAACATTATATGCCAGAATTGCAACCTGAGAGACATACATCGCCGCAGCTTTTGCTTTATCAGCTATGATACTCAACCATGTTGCCTTGGTTAGATTTCCAACTGATATTGTTGAAATCAAAACTCCAACATTATAAGAGACAATAGCAGTTGCAACAACTTGAAGAATATTAAAAAGGAAAACCAAACGTTCTTTAAAAACATTAACCCCTTCTGAAGATTCTTTTGTAACACCAGTTAAAGCTCCAATAAGTTGGATAACCCATTCGAACTTGTTAATTACATTAGTGGAAGTAAAGATATCATTCCAGGCGTTTTTGATTTTTTCTAAAATTGCAGGTGCATTATTATTTTTCTGGTTGAATTCCGATTGAAGCGATGTCATTTTATCCATCTCCTCACCGGCTGTTTTCATTGCCTTTCTGAAATCATCTGTTTTATTGGCGGCTGCTCCGACAGCCTTTTGCACCTCCAGGGAATTTAATTTCAAACTTGCAAAAATCTTTGCGGTCTGATCCGCTGGAACGCCTTTCATTCCTTCAGCAAATCTTAAGAAGAATTCTTCCGGCTTTGTATTGATCAGTTTTTTTGCTTCATCAATACTCATATGCATTGAGTACGCAAAAAGCTCAATATTTTCAGCAGCTGTGGTAATGAAGTTACTAAACCCGGATGAACCAATCTGAGCATCAATTCCTGCTTCTTCAAAAGCGGCTCCCAAACCTAAAACCTTATCAATCGCAGGTTTCAATGAATCCGGCAATGCACCCACTCTCAAAGCAAACTGAGAGATATTACCCTCAGAAGCGGTACCCTGAGCGGCCAATGTATTTAAAGCAGAACCAACCCTGTTGATAGCTTCTGCATAAGTCATTGTTTTTGTTGTTTCAAAAAGACCTTTGATTTTTCCCAGCTGATCCACAACACCTTCCAGACCGCCTTCGAATGAATCTCCCAAAGCAACATAAGCTTTATCAACTTCCTGAACAAAAGATTTCATTTCTTCGATTGGCACACCAAGACGGCCGCCAACTTCAGCAATTTTCAAACGGTCCATTTTGCTGGTACGGGTATCCATTTCATCGAACTGGTCCCATAGTTCCTTAACCTGCTCCAGCGACATCCCAGAGGTTTTCTGGACATCAGTCATTGCATCAGCAATTTCAAGCAACTGGTCAACGGTTAGCTTACCTTTAGAAATGATAGCATCCAAGGTGCGTTCAAATAGATTCGCTGTGAAAACTTCACGCATCGTGTCGCCAACCTTCAGAAGTCCGTTTTTAAAGAATCCCAGGAAACCGGTCGATTTATCCAAAGCATCTGAAACAGCATTGATCTCTTTTTTAACTTCTTCGAATCTTGCGCGTGCTATTTTTACTTCATTAGCTTTATCAATAAATTCTTTAGTGCCAATTGGAAGCTTCTTGAGTTCACTCTCAAGTTTCTTTGTGATTTTGGAAATGTTAGTGAAAGTATTTTCTACCTGCTGTCCGTTGATGTACAATACACCGGTAGAAGTAATCTTTGTTCCTGCCATCTTGCTTTGAAATTTGATGCAAGATGACCGTGTAGCATATTTTGCGAAAGGACATAAAAAACACCGGAATACAATCCCGGTGCCGTCGAATTATTAAATTTAAAACAAAGTTAGTTACCTAGTCCTGTGATAAAAGCAAATAGAAGGAATAAAAACCAAAACAATGCATACAGCAGAAAACATCCGGCTGCAAACAATACGATATAGCTTAAAAATTTTCCCATAGTCAAATATACTATTTGTTTTCAATAATTTTTTTTACTTCAAAAATAATTTCTTCAGATCTTATTTTTGTGATTTCTTCCATTACAAACGGTACAACTCCAGACCTATCTACAGCGTCGTTAATGAATGGTTGCGGCTTCATTTTGAACACGTGAGACTTGAATCCATAAGTTGTTCCGTTTCGTGTCCTAGTGCCACCGCTTCTCACTGTATCAACACCAAAATGCTGTATAAATCCGTGTCTTGACATTCTGATGGCCAAGCTTCTCATATAAGCTTTATCGGTTCCTGCTCTTTTTGAACCGTACTTTTTGACGGTTGCTTTGGCAGTAGCTAATTTTAGCGATACATCACCTTCTTTTCGATTGATATGATCTTTGAAAGAATTTACCTTCTGTTTCAAAGTACCTTCCAGCATCCTTTCGGATTGCTTTGCGACCTGGATTTCATCTTTTGCCATATTCAAAATTTTAAGCAATTTAAAAAGCGGGATCCAGGAATCAAAAGACATCGAACCTAATCCAAATCTTTCTCATAGACAACCCAGCAGAATGTTTTCCGGTCGACAACGGTATCCTTTTCTTCGTCTGTTTCATCAGTTTCCTCGACTATGATCACCTGTTTTGTCAAAACATTGAGTTCCTGATAATAACCACTTTCTTTCAAAATTTCGTAAGTGGTATGCTCATCAAACGTTCCCGAAGGAATCAGGCTTTTGAACATCATATGAATGGCGAATGTTGTATAATACCTTTTCTGATATTCTTCACCAATTGGAGAATAATACCTGGAAAAAAGTTCTGCCATTTGTTGTTTATAATCTTCCATTGTCTTCTGGCTTCATAAATTGAATCATCCCGTTAAGCTTTTCCGGAGAACGGTTGCAAATGTGGTAAAGACTGACATACTGTGTAAGGACACCGTGAACCAACTTTGCCTGCTGATCTGACAACTCTCTTTCGGCTTCTAGTTCAATGATGAGTTCGTGGATATCTGCACGCATTTCTGCACTGTTGTTCATCATTGAGTAGAAGTCTTGCATCCATTGAGGAAAGTTTTCTGAAAATGTTCTGGCCATCACACTGCATATTTAAGATTAAACAATCTAATCATATTCTGATAAGCGCCTCCGAAAGTAGAACCGTAAGCAAAAGCCTTTCTTCCGGTGATCTTCGAAGTGAAAACACATTTGTAAGAATTGAAACTGCCATCTGCAATTTTGCTGACAGAGATAGAACCCTTATTTAGTTTTAGAAAACTGAATCCCAGTTTTGCGGTTCTTTTGGTAAGAAATGAATTTCTTCTTGCACCTAAAAACTTACTTTCTCTTCGGTTTTTAGCGTTTTTTGTAGTGTTTCGCATTTTACATTAATTTAATTTACAAAAAATAAATCCCCGTCCGTATGGGTTTTTGCGAAACACTACTAATCCAAGGATTAATAACCATACTTCTGGGGAAGCTTATATATTTAAAAAATAATCTGTGGAACTGATTAGTAATGTTTCGCATTACAAAAGTAGACAAAAAAAATAATCCGCCAAAGATTTGACGGATTATTTTTAATTTGATTTAAGTTTTTCCTTTAAATTCCTGCCTATATCCTTAGTCAAAATATCAATTGTATACTCAATTGAATCGGCAGTTTGCCTACTTAATTGATGTTTAATACTTTGTTTGTCGCTATTAAGTAAATCAAATCCAACAACTTTCCTATTTAGATTATTACTCCTAAGAGCTTCAGAAGTCTCGGATGTAATTTTAAATTTTCTATAAGCATTTTCATATGCTTGTTCTACACTATTCACCTCGAAAGAATCTATTTCTCTTTCCTCGGATCCATATCTATCAAATGTATAATCAATTCTTTCAATAACAACAAAATACTTTTTGGAAGATAACTTGTTGCAACCCACTATAAATATTAGTAGGACAATAACAATAAAATTTTTCATATACTTTTTTTTAACTAATACGTACCTCCCAAAGCTTTATAATAATCTAAAGTCCTTTGTATAGATTTCAGATTTTCGCTTGAAATCTTCTTGTCTTTATAATACTGATCTCCATTGAAACGTACTTTTGCAGATTTTGCAGTTCTCAAAGCTTCTAATATTTCTGAATTATAAACATCGCTACCGTCATCAAACCATTCCCATATTGTAGAATCGTGATCGGTTTTCATTTCATTAGGAACGTAATTGAATGTCTTTCCGTCAATATTGAATTTAATATTACGGATGAATAACCAATCATCAGCAGCATATTGTCCCACAAATCTTAGATTAGAAACTGTTCCATCTTCATTTTTCTGAAAATAACAATAAAACCCATTCTGATTAATGTATATGGGTCTTGATTTTGGTTTTACCCAAGAATAGGATTCAAATTCATCTTTTTTTTCTGTAAAATATTTTTTTAAATCTTTTACTTTAACCGAATCGAAAGATTTTTTAATCGGTTGGGCATTATTTAAAAATGCAACAGAATCAGTTATTGCATCCAAGGAATCAGTTTCCGAAAATGATGTGCCATTTGTTTTATTATTGCATTGTAAAATAGATAATAATGTAGCTAATAGTAATAATTTCTTCATAGCAAAAATTTTTGCTAAATATAATAAATAATAGGATGATGGGATTACGGAAAACCGTAAAATAAAAAACCAGCCTTACAGGGCTGGTTCTTATTGTTCGCGCAAAAAATTTGTAAAAATCACGAACAAATATTTTCAATGTCCTTCCAGTCTTCTTTGAAAACTTTTAGAGACTGAATATTTTTGAGATTAAATGTTACTTCAACTCCGAATTCGTTCCCAGATAACTCTACCGGACTTATCTCAACGGAATCTTTCAGGAATGCATTGTAGAGCATATGGTTCTCTTTGTAACTATCCAATCTAATCCGTGATAAGATTTTCACAGCCATTATTTCAGCCTCATTAATTGCGTTATATTGCCCCTCCAAATCTCCGGATTTCACATTATTGAACATAATAGCAAATCCGACTTTTCGGACTGTAGAAGTTTTTTGTTCCGGACCATCAAAACCAAGCCGGTAATCATAGAGTGCCAGAATTGGAGATTTGAGCTTCATTGTAGATGAAACCCTGTCTAGCCATTCGCGGCGGAAAAAACCTACAAAATCGTTAATGAAATTTGATTGTTCAGCTAGGTTCTTAAAGTAGTTCTTTGTTTGGGTGTAATTATTTTCCTGCATTTTTTTTGTTTTTTTCGTGGTGTAAAATTGTTTCAGATAAAACGCTCATAAACTCGTAGATACGAACGTTGTTTGCATCCTGCTTTTTTCCAAGCGGCTGTAGCTCTTCCATAGACATCGCGATGATTGTTTTATCAAATGGGATGTATTGCTCTTCCAATTTTTTGAAAACCGGTTTCAATTCTTCTTCTTCAGTTTTTTCTTTTTTTGGAAAAATTACCGGAAACTTGTCTGCGATGTACATCCGAGTAAACATATACCCTAATGCAATCTGCTCCATTTTACTTTTAGAGATACTTCTGGTAATTTTATCAACTGCTGGAAGATCAGTGTCGTAGAACTGTTCATTTATTCGATAAATTGAAGCAACCAAACGCTTCAAATTGATATCGTTTTTTTCTTTGTTCCAGGAATAAAAAAAAGAGTCGATCGTGGAGAATTGTCTGATTGAGATATCTCCCAGCGCGTCAGTAGGTCTTATTAATCCTTCGATTTCTGGAAATCTATAATAGCTAGTAGTTTTTAGGAGCCAATCCGTATGTTTTGACAATTCAGATACCGGAATCTCCCGGACCAGCTTCCGGAGAAAATTCCGGTTTTTTGGATTTGGCGATTTTTGAAAAACCGCAAAGATCATTTTGAGATAGGCAGAATCAAATTCATCTACCGGCGTATTCAGATACAAATGTGCAATCTGCTGGACCTGCCAGTCATTTAATTCATTCCAAGACTTTGCAACCGTAATGTTTCCTTTCATTGCATTATTTTTGCTGCAAGGAACCGAAAGGTTAAAGAGCTAGAAAGGACATCAAGCGTACTGGTAAAAAACTAAATCTCTGGTCAAAGTTTTCAATTCAAGAAAATCAAGAGTTTTATTCTGAAGTTTTGAGTGAATGATCTGCTTGATCTCATTTTTTTTGGTATTGTCTTTCGATGGATTTTCCAAAACATCGAATAATTTCTCTATTTCCTGCCACAGATTTTGTAGATTATCAAATTTCCCACGTTGCATCTCTGAAACATAAGTAGTTAATAAATCATCTAGATTTTTAATGTTCATTTTAAATGTTCGATTCATTTGGCAAAATTGAGATTTTTGTAATCTATTGGAAAATAAAATGTGTTACAAATAATAACAAAAAATGGTAACAACATTCAAATCGTTACCATCCTTTTTGTAATTCAGTATTTTATTACTTTTCTGCTTTTTCCAAAGTCAAATAATATTCTTCACCAGGTTTGAAATATTCTCCAGCCTCAGTTTCATTATCAATTCTCATTGACAATCTACCAGAAGGAGTATATTTCGAAAATGATTTGTTTTCATCACTTCCTTGCAGAACTGGAGAAAGATTTACTTCTTTTGCAGTTTCGAAATTCGTTACTGATTCGCACTTAAATTTTGCTTTTACTTTACTACTCATAATATTTATTTAAAATTTGTCCCATTGAAAATGCATCCAGTCATAATTCTTCTCGCGGCCTAGTGATATAAAACCGTGCTTGTAGAAAATATCAATCATCGGTTTATACTCAGAACGTGCAAAGCGTGCTGTTTTTGACGTTTCTTTTAATTGATTACGTTCTGGATCCAAGTCGATCGCCAACGCCCAAGCATGAACTGAATAATTAGAACCGCCCCTCATTTGCCGAAAATTAAAGCATCCGCCAAATAAATCAATGCCTAATTCCTTGATTTTCTCATAGCCGTATGTTTTCAGCAAATCAGCAAAAACAGCTTTCAGAGGTTCTGCGATATCTTTATGACAAGATATTTTTTTTACTGATGTTTTTTTATCCCAAGCAATACGCAAAGGAAATGGCAGCTCTATTGTTGTCAGATAACCCGTTCCGGCTTGATTAGGTAATCCATATTTTAAAATGTACTGTGAAGTCGTTTTCATATACTTTTGAAAGTTTTAAATATTTTATTTGGATTGTACCGATTCCAGAGGTAAACAAGAAAAAGCATAAATGACATCCCTGCGAAAAAGATTAAGACCGATAGCCAAAAATTATCTTTTTTAGCATCGATATCCTTAATTTTATTTTTATAGTTGGTTCTAGTAATTTCCTGCTTTTTAGTAATATTCCAATGATGATAGACATTCCAATGCTGGTAAATGTAAATAAGCTGATGACTTTCAGTTTTTTTCTTAAGCTCTATATCTGCAGAACCAACGAACTGCAAGCCTCCATAATTTAGAGAATATTGCTGTCCGTTACTTTTCACTGAAAGTCCAAATTCATCAATCAAACTATTAAGATTAACCTGTGTCTGTGATTTTGTTTCGGATTTGATTCCGCTATCAGATTGCAGATTAGTTTTAGAATTGTTTTCGAGATCCTGAATGTTCGTTTTTGTCTTTCTAGCAGTATTGCAGGACAATAAAATGAAACTAATTATCAGAAGTAAAATTTTCTTCATTATTAACATTATTTGATTGTTTAACATATCCGAAATTCCTTAGGATTCCGCTTATTAATTCTTTGAAAGTGTGAATTACGAATGACTTTCCGTCTTTGCTCATAAACAGCCAATCTGTAATGTCTTTTGCAACAATTATGGAAATTGCAAATGGCAGAAAAAATACTTTCAATGGCCATTCGTAGTGCAACGCTAATTCGTAAAGAGAAATAGTGCTTAAAACGGTCAAAACAAAAATCCCTATCCAATCTATTAGTTTTGGGTTTTTGGTGTCTGTATTTTTGTAAATCAGATACATTCTGAATAAATAAGCGGACAAAGCAAGTATTATAATAATCCAGTCATTCGAAGAATAAGGCCAATTCAAAAGTCCATCAACTATCAGGACTTTGATTTCTTTTTCCGGTGGCATTCTCTTGACTTTTTTTTATGTTTCTAAAATTTTTAACCTGAAAACAACGAATTGCTCTTTTGATAATTTTATAGATTGAATACAATCCGTAAAAAAGAAAAAAGAAATTGATGAATAATAAAATATACCATCCCGGAGAACCTTCCGGAATCCTGATTAATATTGCTTCACTACTGCTTAATACTTCAACTCCTAACCAACCGAAAAAAGCATACAGAAAACCCTTTATATAAGCCATTATTTTTATTTAAAAAAAGGATAGAGAGGGTCTTTAGTCCTCCGAATTAACGGCGAAAATCAGCGCTCCTCCGAATTAACGGCGTAGCTCACATATTCCCCCTCTAAGCTTTTTATGTTATTCTATATGAAATTGCAAAATAGGATGTGTCAAACTGAGGATTACTTGGTCCACCAGGAAGTATTTCTTCAGTAGCATCAACAATAGCCTTCGCATCTGCCGCCTCGATTTCCAATTTTGCTAACTTTTTTTGAAGTGATTCTCCTTCCTGATCATTGACAGATTCTTCAATACTGTCTTTGATGGCCGTCATTTCATTATTTTTCGCTAAAAATTCCGCATTTGCCGTTTGAAACATTTCAGTGATTTCAGTTGCTTTAATTCTTCCTGAAGCCTGATAAGTTGCTTGCAACATTAATCTTGTCACTGGATTGGAAACAAAGGTTTTTCCATTAAAAGTGATCTGTATTTTGAACTGAAAGTACATATGAGCACTATTCCCTTTAGCCGTACGCTTATAACTCTTAGCTCTAATCGAATCATTTTTTAACAATCTAAAATATTCTTCCTGTAAAAAATCCACCTCCATATTAGCCGATGTTAGCGGAATTAACGCTTTTCGTGGAGCGTTCCTGTAAGCACCGCCGGATTTTTGACCGCCGGAACCCCTAACATTACTACAAGTATATCTCTGAATTAAAATCTGAGGATTGTAAGCTTTGATTAAGTCAAACTCCGGAATTTCAAAAAAAAGCTTATGACGCCTGCTCAAAGTTTTTACAATCTTAGTAGGCGGTTCAAAGCCGGAATCGTAATTATAGTAATTCGAAATAGTTCCTAAAACATATTGTTCAGGATACCATTTTGGTGTGACTGTTATGTTATCCAGTGATATATCCAAATCCAAAACAGAAATTGGAGACTTTCCGCCAAAACTGAAAATGACTTGTGATGATAAGTTCTGTCCAGGAATATCCGTTGATTCTAAAACATACGGCTCTCCATAGAATTTATTTTTGATTTGAAACAGAAGCATCTGAGAAGCTACATCACTAGCTTCAATATAAAATTCCGGAATATTATTTTCGGTAATGTTTGTAAAATCTCCTTTTAATGACATTTCAATCTTGATATTTTCTAATTTCTAAGAAAGTTGGATCCTGAATCAAACCATCTTCAGCATTTAGCGTGTTAATATTTTTTGAAACTATTTTAAAATCATTTCCAGACCTTATAACAGAGATTAAGACTTCAGCAATTGTTCCTCCAGGAACTGCATTTGGTCCGTCAACAACTGCAGATAATGTAGCTCTGGAAACTGAATTATTATTAATTACTGTTTTAGAATCAAAAGCATTACTTCTGATAATGTAAGTTCCCGGAGACTGATAAATAAATGTCACAGCTCCTAAAGTGTTTTCTAATTCTGTAGCAAGCGGCGCAGATGTGCCGGATTGCGTTATGGTAGCAGAATAAACTTTATACTTATCTTTCATAATTGCATAAATTGCAGATTTCGCCGATACTTTAACCGAAACACCAGAATTTTCTTCATATTTCTTTCCGGTAGTAGCTTCAGCAGACTCAATAAAAGCACGGTTTCTTAAATTTCCCAGAATCCAGATCGTGCCTTCTGAATCTTTTATCCCGAAAACCATCGGAACATTTTTAAGATTTTCCAGAAATCCCAGAATCTTCTTTCTGAAACCCAGAACGTAAAAATTCAATTCTGATCTGGTTTTTTTTTGTTGAGCTCCACCTTCAATAGTTGTTTTTAACTCATTTTCATCAATCAAAATATCGATTGTGGCCCAATTAAGAGATTCCTTGAATTTGAAATTATCTTCAATAATAATCAATGATTGCTCAAATTCATTTTTAATTTCCGGAAGAACTATTTTATCAAAAAATTCTGCTGGAGCATACAATAACTGAGTTCTAATTCCTGCACCGTAATCCTGATAAGGATAATAATGTAGGTCATCTATTGTTATTCCTCCGAACGTTTCCATTGCTCAAAAGTAAAATTCAGTGATATGTTGCAAAAGGACTACAAGTAAAGTCCAGAATCCCTAACCTGAATCGTTCTTTCCGGTGCCGGACCTGAATAACAAGGAAAATCAGAAAGATGATTTTTGATGTAGTCAATTATGATTTTTAAACTTTCATCAGCAATCTTCAAAAAGTTTTCTCCGGATTTCTTCTTTTCATCTTGAGTAAGAACTACAGATTTTTGCCAAGGAAGCTCATCATACTGGATAACAATTGCGTTGTTTGTGAAGATGAATCCTGGCAAAAGTGATGCATAATACAGCGCGTAAAAAGCCAGTGCATCCTTGAGAAATGGTAAAAGCTCCGGATTTGATTTTACAGAAGCAACACAGTCTGCCTTGAGTTTATCATAGACTTTTGCAATCAATGCCTTTTTTATAAACTTCTGCAGAAGCATAAATACTTCCGGAGAATAATTGATAGAATATATATTTTCAAATTCTTCTGGTGTGCAGATGAATTCAGAAACATTTTTAAAAAAATTAATTTGAGTTTTTACTGACTCGATCTTGGATGCTTTCTTAAGAGAATCCGAAAGGCATCTATCAGCAATTTTCAAAAGTGAAAGTCCCAAATCACGGACATCCCACCACGGAGACGATTTTGTTTTATCAGATTCAATGATTTGCACACCATAATTTGTAATCTGGACTTTCAATTTCGGTAAAGATAAAATGAAAGAATAGTAAACTCCAGCTTTTGTCAATAGTTTATAAATATCCCTAACATTAGAATCCGCTGAATTCTTAAAGGAGTTGTAAACTGCAACCGGAAAAAAATCAAAAACCTTAGAAAATCCAACTTCCTGATCTATTAAATCCCAATCAAAATTATTTGGTAAAATCAGATAATCTTCTAATTGTTCTTTGGTGATATATTGTTCCATATTTTTGGCTTTTTTTTGTCAAATTAATTCACTACTTTTTCCTGTCCATCTTTGTTTTTGTCGAGTGTAGTAAGATTCACATTTGGATACTTACCAAACAATGTAGGATCCCATCCGTTCCAGAATTTTACGATCTCAAAAATCTGTAGAGTTCTGATTTGTTTTTTCGGAAGTTTAGCACAAAGTATTGTCCAGGCTTCACGCTTATCAGAACCGGAACCAGATAGAGACTTTCCGCCAAATGTTCCGCCGGTGACAACAGCCGGATCAAGTCCCATCGCAACAAGAATCTCATAATTGGCCGCTGAACTGTCTGTTAAGAAATCTCCGTTGGATTGCGGTTGCGGAATTTCTTCAATCTGGATACCTTTTATTAATTCTCCAGAATCTTTATCTCTGAAAAAAGGTGAAACTAATGAACTACCGGCAGCCTCGTTTCCTTTCATATTATTGTCAATCATATCAACCAACGCTGTACGTTTGGCTTCCTTTTCTTCAGGTGTAAAATCCTTCCAGGTATCCTTGTAGACGTGTGCGAAGTAGTCATCCGCAATATGTATGAGATATTTTACATTGAGCTGCTTTTCAAACATCGCTTTCTTAAATGCTGGAATTGATAAAACAACGTCAACCCATCCATTTTTAAATGATGAATGCCAACCTACCGCCGGATAAGTTTTTTCTACCAGCAGTGTATCAATAACCGGAATTGTAAAGCGGAAAATTTTCTTTTGTTTACAATATTCCTTTATTTCATTAATAGGTACATTCGCCGGGAAATGTGCTACAATAGCTGTATTCTCAGCTTTATAATTAGCCCAATCCGTATTAACTCCAATATTCCAGATGAAACCATTATTATCAGGTTTTTCAAAACGACAATCGGCCGCTTTTAACCTTCTTACAGATATGATTTCATTCCCATTCGGAGATAAGAGATACTCCGGAAAAGCTACCCTCCAATGTTCATAATCTTCGATTATTTCGGATAAGAAAATATTAAAATGGCAATTGAGATAGAAAGCTGCAATTTTGGGATCCGCGGTAATAGATTTTTCTTTGAAAGAAATTATACCTTCAGTCTCAACAGATTGAAATAAACTGAACCCAGTCCCGAAATGAGATGATGTAAGCACATCAAGACCACCGATAGCAACGCCGGTCTTCTTCAATTTTTCAGCAAATTCCTGTGGATAAAGATTGCTTTCGCCCCACGGCAGCCATCTATTATCTACCAATCCATCAGTAATATTCTGTTTTGGTTGAGTGTGTGTTGGTAGGTTTTTTCCCTGGCTAAAGAAAACAGCTGTCGAGCCGGCCCCGACAACGTGAACATCTTTTGAAATTTCTTGACTCATAATATGACCTGATGACCGTTAAATTCTGTGATAAATAGCTTATTGACTTTTCTGATTTCGCCTTCTGGTGTTTTAATATTTACAGTTCGGTTCAACCAATGATTAGCATTTCTGAATGGTGTTTTTTGTGAAAGCCGGATATTTCCAGGTGTCTTAGGAGGTTGCAAAGCTGTCGCGCCAATTTCACGGATTAATTTTCCACCAGTTTTATTTTGGCGGTTGTAGGTTCTATAAGAAATAGAAAATGGAATTGGATTTTTATGTTTATCCAATTGCTTCATTTCTTTGAGAACGACATCCAAAAACATTGTTTTTTCCACTCGCCAAAGGTGATGTAACATAGTTCACAGCTAAAGGACACCAAATTATTAGAATAAAAACACCTTCAATTCTCACTGAATTTTTTGTAATATTTTGATATTCAAATACTTAAAAATCAGAAACTTAAAGTAATTCTCATTTTTTAACTCTGAGCCACGCCGCCGCCTTATATATTTCTACAATTGCAGTTTTTGAAATTGGGGAAATATGCGGACACTAAACGCTGAAAACGCCCATTAATAGGGCGTTTTCGTAGATTTCGTAATATAAAATATTAGTTATCGAGGTATCAGGTTCGTAATGACGTAGGAGTCGTGATGATCGTAGTCTATCAGCTCCCAGAACTGCCAGAACAAACAGTAATCCAGGGTATCAGAGAAGTGAGTAGCGTGCTCCTGCAATGTAGTTAGACTACGCTCAGATGACTTATCTTTTTCAAATGCATCATTACTCTTTACAGGTGCATTCTCCATTGATATAATTAGATTAGGACAATTATCCTGGTTAATTCTTACAATTGGAAGTATTGGATTCTTCTCGGTCAGGATAGCATTGATTAACTTATGTTTATCAATGTGAGAAGGATTGTTTGTTTGTGGAGTCATATCTTCCACTTTCCAGCCTGCTTTTCGTAGCCTTATCATTACATCTTCTACTAGGCTGGTCTTACTGTTAGCTTCTTTCTTTGCTCCGGATTTATCGCGATAGATATGAATAACATTACAACTAGCCTTATGTGGCTCGTAATATTCAATGAACTCATCTACTACATCATCTAAGATATCAGGATGTTTTTTAAAGAACTCCTTAATAAAGTTAACAGTGTTGATTGACTTGAGATGTTGAGCAATTGTCATACAATTGATTTTACCTCCAAAGTCTAGATTCATCTGCAAAGGCACACCCCTGACTAGATCAGTGTCATATTTGCACGAAGGATTAAAGGATTCAGTCAGGTCTAATCCAACTAATTTATTATCATACTTGTGAGAATAATAGTGGACTCTAGGCTTAAGTTGAGCGTAAAATCCGTCTTGAATTCCTTTGGGTCTTATATTTAATATTTCAGCCTCAAATAAAGTTCGACTCAATGCTTCTTTCTCCATATCTTCAATCCAGCCATCTTTGAGATTGTGAGCATTTACATAAGCATCAGCCCGGATGTGTGCATACTTTCTTTTATGAATTGGAATTCCCTTCCGGATTTCATCTATCATAAATTTTTCACGCTCAATAAACCAATCTCCTTTTTTTGTTAATGGAACGGATGATACATAAATTTGAGAGTGTGCCATTGACTTTCCGTCAAATTCTTTCTTTTTTGCTCTATTGGTAGCTTTTACACTCGTATATAATTTTTCATAAGTCAATAATGCTGCTTCGTCTCCAATAGTGTAATAAGCGTTAAGTCCACGACCAGAATCTGGATTATCCATAGATACCATCGAAATAATTGCACCATTTCTAAAATGAATTGAATTACTCCAGTTACTTGGCGCCTGAAATGGCATTTCAAAGCCTTTGTCTTGTCCCGATTTACCAACTATATAATCAATACCTTCGAATAGTCCGAAAGTCTCCAAACCCTCTTTAGTAGAAGGTAATGTTCTGGATTTAATTTGAATAAAAGATTCTCCAACGATGATACCTGTACTTCTAGGCATTTGTTTCACACCTGCTTTAGCAAAATATCCTAAAACTGTAGACTTCCCGGCTCCCCTAGCTGCTTCAATCGTTATATTCGGAATTTTAAATTTGTGATTACATTTTACGGCAAGTGCTTGCATTGCATTCAATGTAATCTTCTGAATTGGCATATTATATTTAGATAGATTACTCGCCATCTTCCTCAATTACTTCTTCGTTATCATCAAGTTCTTTAAACTCTGCATCTTCAGTGAATAATCCATTCATATTTAACATTCCGGATTCAATCATTTTATCCATTATTTTTCCAGTTTTCCTAGGAACTCCCATAACATAAACAGATGCCTCTAATTTCTTAGGATCGATTTTCTGACCGGTATCGCCAAAGTCAAACAATGATTTATAGGAATCCAAAGCCTTTCTAGCTGATTCATCATTCCCTTTTTTCAAAGCCATTTGATATAGATTCCAATAGGCTTCTGCCAGAACCATTCTTTCAGCAGCAACATTAGTGGCATCGATATCGCCGAATAATTGTTGAGATAGGACATAATCACGGTAAGCAGTCGCCTGTGATACTTTATGATCTCGGATTGCGATCTGGATGACCTGATGTCTGGAATATTTATTATTCAGTCTCAGACTCCATAGGTGGACCAATCTGTCTTTTTTCTGTATTTCTTCCGGAGTAAGCTTTACAGAATCTTCATCGATGTACCAGGCTTTGATTCGTTGAAAGGAACTGTCTCTGGTATATTTCACAATATCCATTATTCCTCACTTTTAAAATATTCTTGGATTTGTGATTGATCCAATTCTACTCCATTTCTCAAAACCCTATATGACAACTTATTTTCTCTCATATAGGTTACCCATCGTCTTACAATCACATCTGCAAATCGAGGGTCCAACTCAAATCCCCTACATTGTCTCCAATTCTTCTCCGATGCAATCAAAGTGGTTCCGGAGCCTAAAAAGCCATCGAAAATAATATCCATCTGCTTTGATGAATTGGTAATGACATAACTGATAAGATCCAGAGGTTTCATTGTTGGATGATCTGCATTCCGGAGCGGTTTATCAAAATTCAGTACGGATGATTGCTTCCTGTCACTATACCACGGATGTGCAGCTTCTTTGTTCCAGCCATAGATAATTGATTGATGATTTTCTTCCGGAACGGTTTCCTCGACATACAAGACTGGTTCGTGTTGCATATGGTAGTCCAGGCGGCCCAGAACAAATGAGTTTTTAACCCAGATCAGAGTGGATGAAATTTTATAGCCTGCATTCTGCATTGCAGAACGGAAATTGATAGCTTCAGAATCGGAATAAAAAACATAGGCCGGTGCACCTGGATGGGAAAAAACGTAAGAATTAACAAAGAAATCGTACAGAAAACGATAAAAATTGTCATCTGACATCTTATCATTCTTGATTTTTAGTTTGTCTTTGGTTCCGCCTTGATAGTCCACGTTGTAAGGTGGATCAGTGGTCATCAGATTGATTTTATCATCTCCTAAAATCTTATCAAAATTGTCGGAGATCGTGGAATCACCACAAAGTAAGATATGTTTGATACTTTTCCCTTCAGAAATAAATTCGTACAAATCACCTTCAACGCTTACTGATTCTACAGGCAAATCAGCATCAAATTCGCCTTCAGCTTCTGGTGGCAAAGATGAATTTTCCCGAAGAAAATCATCGTAGGCATCCATATCCATCCCGATGCCGGATAAATCAATATCCTGAAAGAATTCTTCAATTTTGTTCCAGTCAAAATCACCATTGTGGATGTTGGAGCGCAGCATATATTCCTTGAACTCATCTTCTGTCAGCTTCCGGTTGGGGATCCTGACATCAATGGATTCATCACCACGGCCTAGAATGAACATTGCAGCAATACGCTGATGACCGGCCAGCAGAACGTTATCTATATCAATGGCAGGAATCTCCACCAGGTTAAACTTCTCTAGGCTGACTTTCAGTCTTCCGAGTTCTTCATCTGTAATTTGTCTGGGATTGAAATCACAAGGAATAAGTTCAGAAACTTTCCTTTGAGTAGTGTACCATTCCAATGGTGCTAGAAGTTCGCTCATTGCTTTATTTTTGAGCGAAATAAAAATTACAATTGCAGTTATTAAAGGACAAAACTCCCAGCCGTATTGCTGGGAGTTTCCATCATCTCTATAATTTAGCCTTGACCTCGAAAATGAGGTACTTTTTATTTATTCTTCTAATTGTTCTAAATCCAATACTGTTGAACCATATTGTTCGTTAAGCAATAATCTTAAAATTTGCTTCTCTGGAACTTTATATTTATTGCCAGCAAAAAAAATCACATCAGCACTTAATAAATTAACCATTGTTCTTTTATCAAGACGAAATTCTGCCGTCAAAATAGTCTTTTTTGAAAATTGAGTTTTCCAGGATTCCCAATTGTTTGTTAAATCTATTTTCATATTCTAAATGCTTATAATTCTTCTCCAGTTAAAGCAAAATAAAGATTTTGAAATTGATGAACATATTGCACATCTTTTACAAAAAAATTACCAAAGTTGAATGAAACAAAGCCGTCAAACTTAAATCTAAAATACCATCCAAAATCCAAATTCAAAAACATATAATGTTTTGTAACCCAAACAAATTCATCTTTTCTAGATTTTCTTTCTAAACCCAATTTTAACAACCATTCTTCAGTAATTTTAATTGGTTTTATAAATTGCCATTCATCTCTGACATCAAACATATATCTTGCAAATTCTTCATCAAATATTCCATTGAATTTTTGATTACTTGTATATACAATTCTGTTTCCGATTCGAAGTTCAGCAGGATCCATTTTCCAAAAGTAAAATAAATTAGAATTACTTTATCAATTCAGTTAATTTTTCTTCATCCAGAATCAATTCCTGCAGCTGCTCTTTTTTCCGGTTCAATGCTGACAATTTTTTATAGTAATCCGGTTCCGATGCTTCCGGTAATTCGGCGGCCATCTTATCAATAGTTTGATTTCTTCTGGTTATAAGACTTCTCAAAGAATTTCTTTTGGTTAGCAATTCTATGGGAGATAACTCCGAGAAATCAGATTTTGTCTCAGTAGCAATAATCCTTTTATGTTCGTTGTAGTGATCCAGGGCCGCCTTATTTCTGTCGAAAAGTTCTATCAGCTTAATAATGTTTGTCTGGACTTCAAAGGCTGATTTTTCCTCCTGTCTCTCAATCTTATTCAAGTTAATTTTTAAACTGCATATCTCTATCCATTGCTGCACGGCGTGTTTGTAAGTTTGATGCAGTTCAGCCGGGTATTGTGCAATAATACCTAACCCTTTAGGTTTGGAATGTTCCGGACCAGTTTGTCCATCGCTGTCCATCATCTGTCTTGGAATTTCGGAATTATTGATTACAGGTTCCGGTTCAGGATTGGAAACTTCTTGGAAAGTTTTTGGAAAGTTTGAAATCAGATAAGCAATCTTAGCTCTATTTTCCAGAGATGGAAACTGATGTCTGTTTGCGATTCTAACATCTCCACCATTCTGAAGATATATCTGTAAATTTTGAGCGTGTTCTTCCATATCCGAAAAAACCTCCCAGTAGGAGGTTTTGAAATTAATTATAAAAGTGAAACATTATGGTCTATCCTGTGTTTTCTTTGGTTTGCCGGCTGCTCTGATAGCATCTTCCAAAAGTTTGATTTCCGCTTTGTAATTCAGGTGCAGACGATCTGCCAGAATTTTCTCCAGTTCTTCTTTGGAATAAGTGGAAAGAAATTCCGGAGCTGCATCTTTTTTAAGAAGCAAAACCCTGGAACCGGATTCCCAGAGTTCCTTCGCATTTTCTGGAACTCCCTGCAAAGTCTGTTGGCTACCATCCCCTTTAAGAAGAATGGTGCCAACTACAACTGTTAAGGTAAATACTTTGTCCATTATGCATCAGGAATAAGTTCGATAGTGCCGGCATACTTATAAACCTTGGAATTGGCAGTAATGGTTACTGCAACTCCAGAGTTATCTTCATATTTTTTACCGGAAGTAGCATCTGCTTTGTCAATGAATGCTTCTGGAATTACCCACTTGACACCGGTACTGTCTGTAACGACGATCATCAATGGAGTATTCTTGTGAGCATCCACAAATCCTAGATTCTTCCCTGTAAAGTTCGGAATCATAGCATCAAAGCTGGCTTGAGACTTTTTATTACCCTTATTGCCAACCAGAGCATTTTTCAGTTCACTTTCTTCAACCATCAATTGGATTTTCTTGAACCCCTTTCCGGTTGTCGGAACAATTCCATTCGCTGGAATCGTAATCCTTTCTTCATAAGTTGAAGTAGCCGTAACCGTCGGTTTCGTGAAGGTAGCCAATTGGGCCATAGGAATGTAGTTAATGTCGGTTTTCACGCCGCCAACCGTATCCTCATTTGGACAATATCCAAGGTTTTCTGTATGCATTTCTGCAAATGAGCATTTTTCTCCTGCCATCTTATGATTTTTTTTGGATTAAATTTGATTTGCCCCCGATAAGCTGGGTAAGAACTATTTTATTCTCAACCAACTCCTTTCTGGAAAACTTCTGACCAGCAAAATTGATTAGTTCCGGAGCTTCCGGAGTAAACTCGTAGTCATCATCTTCAAACTTGAAATCTGTTACAATTTCTTCTGATTTTTCAACCTGATTACTTTTGCTTTGCGCTTTTTCGAAATCCGATTTTGTTTTTTCAAAAACAGACTTTTCAGTTTCAAAATCAGACTTTGATTTTTCGAAATCCGATTTCGCTTTTTCAAAATCAGACTTCTCAGTGTCAAAAGTCTTTCTGGAAGTTTCCAGCTTTTGCTCATTTTCTTTGAGTAGAGCTTCTCTTTTTTTAAGCTGCTCCTCAGTAAGTGGAGCAGCTGCTTTATCTTTTGTAGACATTTTTAGGTGTTTAAAGATTAATTGAATTCGCTAGGATACCAAAGTTTGTTATCCGCGGTTGTTTTCAAACCTTCGTTATCAGCACCGTTTGAAGTATGCAGGTAAACGTATTGATCAAAACCGAAATCATATCCTAGGGAGAATTCTCCAAGCATATTGATAACTCTTTTGTCAACTTGGATATCCGTGATCTGAGAAGGGTTTTCTACAACATCTACCAACTCCAAAAAGTTGTTTTCAATCGTAGCGAAAATGGTCCCTTTCTTCAATCCTGGAATCCCAACAATCTCTCTTTTCCCGAATCTCGTTTTTGTAGTTCCGGACTGATCAAAAGAAGGTCTAAGACCAAACTGATCATCATACGCTTCCTGGTATTCTTCCAAATCTTCATCAGACGTGAAAATCTTCTTGATCTTTGGTTTTGCCATTGATGGAAGATTCTTTTCGAATTTTGTGAAAACGGAAACGATGTTATTTGTAGTGATAGCATCACCAGGAACTAAGAATGGATTTCCTGAAGCTTTAAGTTTTACCAAAACTTCATTAAGACCGTCCATAGATACCCCGAAAACAGGTGGATTCGCTCCAACCTTCGTAGCATCATATTTTCCGTTTACTGAAAGCCAGTTCAAGTCATCGATAATTTTAGCAACTACCAGAGCCAATGTCTCTTTTGTTACTTTTTTATCTTGTGGCTTTTTGCCTTCATCAAACATTTCAGCATAGATAGTTCCCAGAACTTCCGCCGGATCCAGAGTAAAATCCACTTTCTGTCTGAAAGTTTTCAGCGTCTTTTCTTTGAAAGCCACATCCTCGTATGGTGTGAAACTTTTAGAATAGTACGCTTGTACAACGTGGCCAATCAAAGCGACAACGCTGCCGTACTCGCCATTGATTTTAGTTAGACGTTTGGTGTGTTTGCTCAAGAAAATTTCTCCGGAAAGCAATGCACCCTGAAAGAATTTTTTGTTACCATTATTGATGTAACCTACCAAATCCTGTCTTAGATCGTGTATATCAAATGACATAATAAATTATTTTAGAGTTTTGAATTTGCTTTCGTCAAAAACTTTGTTGTGAGAATATTGTTCAGCTGGATCAGCTTCGTTATTCTCTTTTCCATCGTTTTGCGGAATTGAGTGAGTGTTGTTTGAAGAACCCATTTCTTTGCACTTTGTTCCAAGTGTTGCAATGGCTTCAGCAATCGAAATCCCTTCCGGAGCTTCGATTCCATTCATTGTGAAAGCTTCTGAAATAGCATTTTCCACATTCGTTTTATCTGTCTGCATTGTTGCAATTGTAGCCTCGTGAGCTGTAATTGTTGTTTGCAATGCAGAAGTATCGTTCTTTGCTAAAGCATCTTCTACTTTTTGCAAGCTTTCTTCATCAACTTTCGCATACGGTTTTTTGTTTCCGAATACATTTGAATGAAGGTCGATGGATGCGACTCCCATTGTCGCAATCAATAATTTATACTTCATATTTAAAATTTTGCTAATGCTTCTTCCATACTTCCAATCTCCTGGACCAAACCAATTTTTAAGGCATCCTTAGCATTGTAAGTTGCGCCCTTGAAAACGTGACCATCATCTTTGAGATCATGTCCATAGTTGGTTTTTATGGTGTCGATAAAATCAGAAGTAATTGCGTTGAGTTTTTTCTGATAAGGTTCTTCATTACCTTTCAGCAGTTCTTTGAAATCAAAATTTTTCTCAGAGGATTGTGCAGCATAGACCTCGTAAATCTTTGCGCCCCATTTTTCGAACATTGCAGAAAAATCCTGGAAAGACATAAAGGTTCCAATACTACCGATAGCACTAGCAAACGGACCAGCCATTTTATATTCGCAGGCAGAAGCAATCCACTCCGATGCACTGCATTGATAGTCATTGGTCCAGCTGATGGTTGGCTTATCCATTTTAGAGATAAAATCAGCGAATTCAGCAGTTCCGGAAACCATTCCGCCGCCAGAATCGTGATTGAATAAGACACCTGACACATTCGGACTGCGATCGATTGCGGAAAGCATTCTCATCATCGATTGAGTCCCTACATAGTTCCAATCTGTGTATTTTACAATCGGACCTACAATGTTAAAAATGACAGGATATTTAGAAGCTCCGTTTTCGCTTCTGGAGTCCATCTGATTTTGAAGTGCAGCAGAAAATCTTTTCTCAACTTCAAAAGCTGATTGGAATGAATTGTTTTTGTATCCAAGAATAATGGATGGCAAAAGTGACAAAAGATAATTCTTATCAATTGCCAAAGGTTGGTTCATTAAAAAATTTTGTCCGTGCATCAGTATGATTTCACGGACAAAAATGTTTTAACGTTGAAAGTTTTGAAAGGACGTCTTTGAGCCTTTATTTTCTAAATGAGATAGTGAAAATAATGATAATTAAAACTATAACAAATGGAATCCAAAGCGGTGCAGTAATCCACCACCAGGACCAGTCTATATATTTTAAAAGTTTTAAAACAATAAAAACAATCGTTAAAAGTCCTAGGAATGATATCCCGGAATTATTACTTGAAGTACTCGAATTTTTCATATAAGTGATATTATAAATTTTTAGTTTTTGGTGATAATTTCGTTTCTCCATTGATTGATATGGTAAAGCTATCGGTTCCAGAATTATCATCTTTTTTATTATCGATGATTTCTACTTTGAGCCTTTCCATATCATTTCCCAGAACCATCTTTTCCCAGTTTGACTTGAGGACTACAGCAAATTTCCTCTGGTTGAAGGCGTCCAGACATTTGTCAACCGTTTCCTGGCTTAAATCTAGAAGCGGAAAGTTGATGTCAATATCAAAGAAATAATTTCCATTCTGAGTTTTTGTGCTGATCTTTCTGCCATAGGTCTCTGGGATTATATCAAATTTGTATTGAATCAAATTTTCATCGGGAAAATTTCCCGAATAACTATTGATGTAAGAAACATCAGCAGCATTGTAAATTTCAATGGTTCTTATTTCGCGGAAAAACGATTCCGAATTGTTCTTAAAATACTCCATATTTTTGGCTTTTTTTTGTCAAAAAATCATTCGATTTTGGAAGCGTTTATAGTTCCTGTTAAAATACTTTCTGATGGTTTGATAATCCAGCTCATCATCAGCGATATCATAAGCTTCCAGAATATTCAGAATGGAAGTTTTGAAATCGATGTTATAATTGCTTTGATTGATCAATGCTTGCTTTATTAATTCTTCTTTGAAAATCTGATCAATGGATCTATTCAAAAAATACTTTTGTGGCTCAAGCAATACACTTCCATTCCGGTACGCTTGACCGATGTGCAAACTCACAGTTATTTCTGCATTATAAGTGTAATTGTATTTCTTAAAATCATAATTCGGATTCTTGAAAGTTTTCCGCTTCAGGATATTCAGAACCATAACTCCGAGCCAGTTGCGCTCTGTAAGTTTGATATCTTTCCCAAAAGAAACTTCCAGGTACTTTTTGAGATAAGATTTTGTAGGAATTTGTAGAGTGATATTCATTCAGAATAGTTTTAACAAATAAAATATAAATCCGCTTATTTCCAAATGATTCATTTGAAATTTGAAAGTTTTTTTGACAGTTCTTCGATTTTAAGATCCTGCTTTTGAACTTTATCAATTAGCTTATTAATTTCTTCTGTTTGTTCATCGGTTTTATTCAAAATTCGGTGAACAACATCTGCAATTTTTTCAATATTACTGTTTCCAAATATTCCTGGTCGATACTTAAAAACTAAGTTTAATTTTCTTATCATATTATTCTATTTTCTGTAAAACTTTATTTAATACAAAAGCATATTGTTCCGGCGCAAACTTATAGTACCAGACATCAGAAGTTTTATTGACGTATTCTTGAAGCTGGTCCCAGGTTGGCGGAAAATACAATCGCTTGATTTGTAAGATATCTTCCTCAGAGAATATGCTCCCAAAGTAAGCGTGTCCAATAAGTTTTCCGGAGAAATAAAGCGCAAAAATATATTCCTTAGATATTGCGCCTTGAATCTGTAACACATCCATTCCCTGGAAAAACTCGCAGAAAACCAAAGGAGAAAATCCAATACGTTTCTGATGCAATTCCTTGAATAGCGTATGATCTCCAGAATCTGGTAATATATTATGTTTTGGGAATGACATTGAAGTTACTTTTCAAATTGACTTAAGAACTCAATGATCGATAACCTTTCGTTATCCTTTTGCTTTTCTAAAAATTGTAGAAAAACTATAGCATTATAGTATTCTAATGTAAACTGAGGTTCCGATTTGATAACACCCTCATTGTCTGGTTTAGGATATCTCCCAAACAGACCAGACATATAAGAAGAACTTAATGCTTCTAATGCTGAATAAGAATCAGAATATTCTGCTGACTTACTATAATGAACCTTCAATTCTAAATGAGCAAATTCAGGATCTCCAGCGGCTAATTTTTTTTCCATCCTTTGAATTTCCAGAATTTCATTATCCAATTCTTTTAACCGTTCATAGCTTGATTTATTTTTTTCGATTAGTTTCATAATATTTCAATTTTCTAGTTAAAGTGTAATTTTTGCCGTCTACATTTTCTACAATTTCTACAAATCATAAAAACGTAGTATTAATAAGCATCTACTAGGTTTTTATTTTTGATTTCAATATTTGTTTTGTAGAATTCTGTAGAAACATTTTTTTATATTTCTACAACTTTCTACAATTTCTACAATCATTTCTACAAACTTTTCTTTTATTCATCAATCTTATAAGCTTGTAGAAATTGTAGACGAAAAAAAGTGAGGTTTTCAAAATAATTGTTCTTTTATAATTTTTAAAAAACTAAGCCGTCATCGTCATCGTCAGATTTTTCAGATTCCGTGAAAGCATTCGGATTTGCAGAATCTTCTTTTTTATCTTGTGCAAACAAAGTCCCCTGATTCAGCTGTACATTTACCTGGTGCATTATATTTTCTTTCAATTCTCCAAGTTTTCCCAAATCAAACTGGATGACAGATGTAGGATTAGAATCTTTGTCAACTCGCATTTTTACATCCTTATCAACAAAAGATGAATCTTCAATCAAGATTTCTTTAATGTTTCTCGGAGCGGATTCCTGATATTGTGCCAGCCACATTCTCTGGATTTTCATAAATGCAATCTTATAATTGAAAGACAGGATAGAGCCATCTATTCGGAGATCCTGATTAACTCTGAGCTGGTCTGTGACATTTCCTCTCATACACATAATGAAACAATCCCAGAACTTGATAAAAGGAGAAGCGGTTGCAAGCTTTTTCTTTTGGTTTTCAACCATAGATGCAAAATGCTTGATAACCTCGGATTGTCTGAAAGGAAAGAAGTTTTCTTTTTCGAAAAGATTATATACGCTTAGTATCACTGCCAGATTACTGATAATCCTTGATGTTGTATCCTTGAAATCATCCAGGTCATTCAGCAGCTTTACGTTTGCGCGATACGATTCTAAAAATAGATCTTCGAAATACAATCTCTTATTGATAAAAAAATCTGAGATTCCGGAAACACCTTTTTTGATAATGTCCTTCAGTTTATTGTAGTCATTTTTGGCTTTATCATCGAATTCCTGAACCTTCATTTCTTCCCAGAGACATCTTGTGATAAGAGCTTCAGCATCCGGAAAATCATTTCCGGTCAAAATTGTGGATGATAAAATTGGAATCTCATCAGTGGCCACTCTGGACTCCAGGGAACCTCGCTTATAACCACGACGGTCCCAAAGTCCTTTCAGGACACCGTCAAGTTGTGGATTTCCACGCTTATACTCAGAAAGCTGGGAAATACCATTATTAAACTGCGAAAACTCCCGGATTTGAGCCTTAATTGTTGACGCTCCACCTTCCAATTGAATTGCAGTTTGCGGAACGCCTAGCAAAGATTGAATAGCTTCTCCCAGGTTATCTTTTCCGGTGGAAGCTGGTCCAAAATAAAAAAGGATTGGAAAAAAACCGGTACTATTAACGATGATATCCTGATACAATGATGCAATCCCGAAAAGAATCCCAGTTATAGCGTGTTCTCTGTGAACTTTGTAAACCTGACTAAAATAGTTTGCTGCAGTGATATCTGATGATATACTTCTGAATTTCTTTTGCGGACCAAAAGCAAACATATTTTTCTCGTAGTTTTTATTGGCCGATGGTATGTAATAGCTTTCATTATTGAACTTGACAAGTCCTTCTTTATTGATTTCTTCTTCACGATTACCCGGAATGATCACTTTGTTATTCCATACCCAGAAGCCTTCTGGCTGCCAGCCCAAAATGTCAATCTTCCGGCCGTTACCCATTTTGTCGAAAAGGTATTTCAAAAGGCTTTCGTGATCTGCAGCACTACCGGAAAAAAAGAAATTACCGTGCGATGTTACAACATTTTTAAAAGATTGAAGTGTATTGATTCTGTCAGAAATAACATCAAATATTTTCTCGATCTTGTGTACATTGCAAACGCGGATAAGCTTCATAGGAAACTTTTCATCCTGCATATGCTGCACGATCTCAATACTAAAATTCGAGATTTCTTTAAACCAGGAACTTTTAACACCATCAATTTTGACGAAAATTTTGTTATCAGATTGGAACATACCATATTCCTTGATGTCATCCAGAACATCCTCCAATTTACAGGTAACATCTCCGGGCAATTCGTACTGATATTCGTCCCACCAGCTTGCCTTTTTGGACCGCTTACTATCTTCGATACTTTTTATAGTATCATTGATTTCTTTTGCAGAAAGTTCCTCGTAGCGATTTACAATGTCTTTGATGTATTGGTTTTTAACAATACTGTCTGAAACTTGCTCTACAGTCTCGCAAATAAAATCGACGAAAGCCTTTTTATTAGCCGCCGGCATCACGACCTTTTTATTTTTCGGCTTTTTTCCTAGTGCAATTAATTCTTCATTAATTTTTTCGTTTTCTGCCAGTGTATCCGACATTAGATCATTGTATTTCTTTTTGACCTGATAGAGAATAGCATCCTCCATCAGGGCGGAAACATAACCAATCGTATCCTTGCCGTATTGTTGGCCAATAGAATCTGGATCATCTTTTTCATTCTCCGGAACCACTACTTCTACAATCATATTATTTTTCAGAAGTAATTCCATATCACGCAGAACAGCTTTCTGACCAGCGTTATCATTATCACGGAAAATAACAACCTTATCAGTTACTTTTTTGAGTTCTTTTATATGTTCGGCTGTCAGAGCGGTTCCCTGGGTTGCAACTGCATTATCAAATCCAACCTGGTGCATTCTTATTACATCTGTAGGACCTTCTACCAATAGAGCATAGCCGAAAAATCGGATTTGTGTTTTTGCTTGATTGTAACCGAAAAGAATTTTGCTTTTATTGAAAATTTTACTTTCGGATGAATTGAGATATTTCTGCTTTTTCTTATCATCCGCGTGCTCCGGATTAATCCGCCCGGAGAAACCTACACAATCGGTTCTGTGATCGTAGATAGGAAAAATCACACGATCTCTGAAGAAATCATAATGCCGGGTTTCGTTTTGTTCGTCCTGTTTTATCAATCCTAATTCTAAGGCATCGGCCAATAGACCTTCACTTTTTATAATCGGAGCTAGACGGCTGTCATTGTAGGCAAAACCGATATCAAACTGATCGAGAATCTCCGGAGTAAACCCACGGGTTTCCAGCATATATTTTTTGGCCCAATGATCATCCGGAAGGCGTTTCCAATTTTTCTGATAGCTATTATTGGCTTTATTGACAATCGATTTTAAAACCTCGGAATGTTCCCTTTTTTCTTTGGCTTCTTTGGTCTCCTCTTCATATTGAATCGGGATTTTTAATTCTTTGGCAGCTCTGATTGCTGCTGGCATAAAATCCAGGCTTTCTTTGGCCATAATGAAAGAAATCAAATCTTTTCCACCTTTACCGGTAGAATAACATTTCCAAATTCCTTTCGTATCCGAGACCATAAAACTCGGAGTTTTATCCTCTTCATTAAATGGAGAAACACCCTTCCAAACGCTTCCTGCTTTTTTAATTGTCACAAAACCTTTTAAAGCCTCGGAAAGGGTTGTATCTCGAATTTTGTCTAAAGTTGATTGAGATATATATGGCATAATTTAGAAATCAATTAATTCTGGATTTTCGTAAATATTGCCTATAACTTCAAAAAGATCAACATCATTGCATCCTGCATAATTATTGACTATTGGAAAGGTTGCAAACTCATTGAACCGAAAGTAAAATCCAGTTATTTCACATAGATTGACTGATGTTCCTTTCAATTCTCTTTCGACCGTTCCAAATTGGCAGACAACTCTAATTTTTTGACCTTCAGAATTAACAAGTTCTAGTATGTCACCTTGATAAATATCTACTTGATTTTTATCTTTTTTTCCAAAATATCTCATCCAAACCATTCCTTCAGATTTATGATCATAAGGAATTACAAAGCCTCTGTCCGGCATTGTTTTGTCAAATGAAAATTGTTGTTTTAGACATTCAAACACGTTATCTATATCATAGATCATATTTTTTCCGTGTGGATTCCATATTCTTAACTTAAATTCTTCCATTAGTTTAATTTTTATGTTTTACGTTTTCTGAAAACTCAATAAGAAAATCCAATTGTTTAGGATTTAGGAGCGCAATATTTTTCATTAATTTTTCAAATCGTCTTTGATGCTCCAGACGTTCCAATTCTTCTTTCTCAGAACCCATTTTTGATTCAATAAAGAATTTTTGCAAACTCAGATATTCCTCTCTAAGTTTCAAAAAGCCGGAATTTTCATTGAATAATCCAAGATCCATTAATTCATCAATGCAATCATTCATCAGCTCAATGGACTGTGCTATCAAAGTCATTGTCATTCTGGCTTTCAGACATTCTTTTGCATCCAGTTGATTTATGGATCTCATTTGTCGTTTATCTACATATTTTTGTTGTTTAGCTTGCATTTTCAATGCATATTGTGTCATTGTTCCCATTGATAACAGGTTTTATGAGATTGTTTTTTTCAGTTATTAATCCAAGTTCAATCATCCTTTTGCGGTAGTAAGTTGTATTATTGTTGAACTTCATAAGAATTTGATTGTTAAATTCTTTTTGGCAGACAAAATCTTTGTTCCGGAATATCTCTTTACAAAATTTCTCGTAAAGGCTTTTTTGATTCTCCGGCCGGCGGCGCTTTTTATCCTTGAGATAGTTTTCAGACTTACAAACTGATTGAGCATTGAATAGCTCCATACGTTGCTGAAGTGATTTTTTACCATCATCAAGCACCCTAGTGTACGAATTAAGGCGGATGTAAGACATATCAGGATTTTGCTCTTTTAATCAGTAAGTCCAGACCACGTTTGTGGATTCTATCCTTTAGAGATTTACCTAATTTAGTTTTCCATTTTTCAAAATCTTCAATCAAATCCGGACTTACTTTTTTATACTTATCTGTGAAATAAAAATTGTAGAAAAACGGAATATGGAAATAATCATTGAAAAATAGCCAGGCTAGTGTTTTGGAAACCATAAAAAGAAAATATGGAACGCCAAAAAAATAAATCAAAGCAGTTTTCAGATACTTGTAATTTTCAAAATCGTGAAAATATTCTCCAGCCAAAATTGTGTTGATTGTAAAATAGAGAATCAGAATAAGAGTAATTATTATGTGATAATTCGCTCCTAAAGTTTGTAAAATATAATTCATAGTGACCAATTTTGTGGTTTTTCAATTTTTTTAAATTCGTAAACAAATACCCAGGGATTTGCTTTCCAAGCACCCTTTCCGTGTAGTTTTACCCACATCGATGCGAAAGAATCTACAGCATTAAACATATGATGCTTATTGAGATGATTTATAAATTTTCCTGGTGCAGGATATTCCTCAGTTATGACAGGTCCAAAACCTTCAGCAATTGCATCTGATTCAGAAATATCACTCAATCTCTCAAATCTCACATTTGTAACTTTCAGAAAATGTCTGGCAACTGCTTTCGGCATAAAGATGGATGGTTTCCATTTTGCACAATCTCCAGGTAAATCATCTGAAGATCTATAGAAATACTGACCAAAGACATCATCTACATAAGTTTCACGTACCCACAAAATGTCTCCTATTTTATACTTTGGATATTTCACTGCATAAAATCGAATACTGTGAGTAATTGATCCATCGTCATTATTTCTAGGAGGTGGAGCGTCGTTTTGCATTTCGACTAACTGTGTACCATATTTATCAGTACGTGTCTGTAAATCTGTATTAGAATATTTTTGTGTAACAATCCTTCTGGTTTGAGTCTTATTGTTTTTTTCGATGGCTTGAACCATCGGTGTTGAGAATAAAATTGGTTTGTAAATTGTTTTCATTTTTAAAGTTTTTTGATGTGCATTTTGGGCAATAGTCTGACATTCTCCAGTCAAATTCTTCTTTGCAATCTTTGCAAGTCCGCCAGATCTCGTGATTGTGTGATTTCATCCAGTCTCCAATTGTGATAGGCGGCAAAGGTTTGTATTTGTAACTTTCTACGAAAGCCCTAACTTCGTCTGTCATTTATGCAGCAGCTTTTAATTCAAATAATTTCATTGCAGTAGCTTCACACATTGCTTGAGCTGTATTGACTTCAACCGAGTTTCCTATGAATTTTTTCTGATCAGTCTGATTACCAATTAAAATATAATTGACTGGGAAACCTTGTATTTTTAAAAGTTCTACCACATAAAGCATTCTCATTTTTATATCTGCAATTCCGAAAGCTGCCATAAATTTTTTGATAAGAACCGTCATTGGAGAATCAGTTTCGTAAATTTCAATTACAATACTTCCATTTTCAAGTTGAATGATATACGGTGGAGCTTTGTCCATTCTCGCTATCAATGTAAAACAGGGATCTTCAATGCTTGAACCTTTGCTTGCATATTGCGGATTCATTAAAAACTCTGTGCTAACCAAAGCAAATTTTGGGTTTGCGGTAATTGTTCCGGTTGGTTCTGATACTGCTGCAGGTTTTGATGCTCCATATTGCTGATCAATAAAAACACATTCTACTTTTGCAATACGGTCTTTTGTTGTAACCGTTGGGGATGGATTATCTAATGACGATGTATTGTCTCCATTTCCATAATAAGAGCTTAGAAATATTGGAGAAACCAAAGCTTGGCAATCTTTTGTTCTTATAACATCTGCAGGAGAATCAAGAGAAGTATTCATATAATCTTCATTGCCTGAATAGTATTTTGATATAAATTCGACCTGAGCAATTCCCAAACGATTTTGAGTAGTTACAGTATGACAAGGTTCATCAACACTCGGAGGATAATGTCTACCATTTTTATCAACTGAATTGAACTTTACAATCCATTCTTTATCTCCATTAGCTACAAACTTCACAAGTCCAGCATATAGCCTCTTCAATGTGTTTTCTGATCTAGGTTTCCCTTCGAAAATAGATTTTCCTTTTGATGAAAAATCAAGACATTCTCTAACTGGATTATGTTTTGGCAAATCTTTTCCGTCTTTTGAATGGCTAGGTTCTGGCCAAACAATAGGAAAGTTTTCTTTTGCAAATTGAATAAAAAGTCTTTTTCTATTGGTATATGCGCCATAGTCAGCAGCATTGAGAATTTTTTTATCATAATTAAATCCAAGAGACTTTATAGAATCAACCCATCTATTATAATCAGTGGCTTTCAATAATGGATTTGGTATCATTACAGGCTTACCTTTTTTATCAAATTGTAATTCTCCATTTTTGATTTTGTGAATTAAAGGTCCCCACAATAAAAATTCTTTCACATTTTCAATTTGGACACAATCGGGGTCAAGCGCAATAATATATCGGTTAAGATGTTCTGCTAAAGTTCTGGAATCTGCATCACGAGACATTCCACCTTTTGCATTAGAATGGTTGGTACATTCTAATGAAGCCCAAACAACAAGTTTTGCAAACGGATATTTTTTCCTCATTAGCTCAACGTGCTTTATCAACTCCGTTAAATCTAAAGTTCGAATATCTTCAGTAAAATGCAATGTATCCGGATGATTGGCAGCGTGTGAAAGAATAGCTTTTCTATCGTGGTTTACGCACGCTATAACTTTCGCACATTTATCATTATTAACTTTTGCTAATTCTACGCCTGTAGAAGTTCCACCAGCACCGCAAAATAAATCTACATACAGTAGCGATATTGCTAATAATCCTAGTTTTATGTATTTATTTTTCATATCACTTCTTGATTTTCAAATTCTTCAGATTCTTCCAAAAAATCAAAAAGACTAGGCATATTCATTTTATCTTCAGCAGCTCTACAATAGCTTGCACCGTCAAAGAAATATCCAGAGTTCAGCTCAATGCCATAACCATAACGTTTTTTAAGAATCGCTCTATAAGGAACTGTACCCAATCCGGAAAAAGGATCCAGTACGATATCTCCTTCATTGCTCATTTGCTCAATTACACGATCGACAATATCAAATTGAAGCGGACAAAGGTGCATTTCTTTACCTTTTGACCATTGTGAGCCATTAAGCGTTAACATTCTAGTTACATCAGTCCAGACCTCCGATGACCAGCTTTGTGGTTGTAAAAGCATAAAAGAAGTAGGAAGCTTCCCTTTAAGAGCTAGTGTCTCCGCTATTTTTACATTATGTTCAAAATCATAAACAGATTCCAACGAATATTTTTTGTATTCTCTGAAAATATTTTTGTGATCAAGTTTCGCTAGTTCTTCCGGTTTTATGCATCTATTTCCGGAACTGCGAGTAAATCCGTGAGCATCAATTTGCCATCTTGCACGGCTGTAACCAGTCCCAGGAATTTCCGTTGCACCTTTTTTCCAACGAATAATATTCCCCTCCTTATCAGTGCAATCTGGCTTTTGTTTCTCTACCGGGATATCAGAATAAGCGTTTGTTTTATCGGTTGCCGGTTTTCTGAAAATTAGAAGATATTCTGGCATTCCCACTCCCATTTTAGTCCCGTCTTTGCATTGTTCACTCCAACCAAGACGATAGGTTTGATTATTTTCGCGAACTACGTCTGTAACAATGGTTTTCATTCCCATATAGGCAAAACCGTGCTTAATGAAATGCTGGATTACATCAATATGAAATGGATAAACTGTCTGACATCCCATTCCAGATAGTCCCATAGGAACAATTCTATCCTTTACGTGGATTACAGCTAAACGCCCTGGAATTAATTTATCATACATTGAAGGCGTTAAAAAATCCATCTGCTGAAAAAACTCCTCATTACTTTCCGAGTGTCCAAAATCAGCATAATTCGGAGAATATTCGAATTGAGTCGAAAATGGTATAGAAGTATGAATAAGTCCTACTGAATTATCTTTTAAGTTTTTGATTTCAGGAACATTATCATTATTGACTAAAGTAAAATTTTGTCCTTTAACTTCTACTCTTTCTATTCCTATTTTACGAGTAAGATGTTGAGCCATTTCTACGTGAGAAAGACCATATTTTTTGATGATATCTACCATTTTATTAACCATTTTGTTGTGATTTTTCCACTTTCTTTCAAGATTGGTTCGGATGCCTCTTTCGGCTTCTGTATATAAAAGATCTATTCTTACAGTTTTACCTTGTAAAAATCTTTGCAGGCGATGGATTGATTGTATAAAATCATTGAATTTGTGACCAATTCCGAGATATATTGCCCAGGAACAAAATCTTTGAAAATTGCATCCAGAACCTGCAATCACAGGTTTTGCAGCTAACTCCTGAAACTTTCCATACGAAAAACCTAGAATAGCTTCCTCCCTTTTTTCATAATCCTGTTTCCCGAAAATAGAAATGGCATTAGGAATAGCTTTTTCTATTGCAAGCCTTTCGTTTTCCAGATCATGCCAGATGATACGATGTGCATCGGGATCTTCTTTTCGGATTTCTAACATTTTGTTAATCCGAGCGTCCAAACTGTCTCTTTTTTCTTTGGCCGCTTGTGGTAATCCCAAAGAAGCATCCTTAAACATCTTAACCTGACCAGTTTTTTTATTGATACCAGCATCTTCGTGATTTGTTTCTATTTCGTGCCAGCGAATATCCAGATCTGGTAAAATGTAACCTTCATCATCTGCAGGGTTTCCGGTAATATCTGAAGGCTTTGTAATAAATATTGCCCACGATGATACCCACATCCAAAACTCCTCTTCTTTATGAGCGTGAAGTGTCAATTGGTCTGCTTTTGTGGAATCTCTTTTGAAGAATCTTGTTTTTGCCTGCGATACATCCATTATACCTAGAAAATCAGCATAGGCCAATAGTTCGATATAATCGTTTGGAGACGGTGTAGCTGTAGCAACATACCGGTACTTTATCAAATCTTCTCCACGCCTTGAACCCATTGGGCCAGCATTACCGGTGTACAATCTCATAAATTCCCGGAAAGTTTTCGAACCTCCAAGACCTCGCAAAATAGAAGCTTCGTCCAGTGATGAAGTTTGGAACACTGTAGGATCCAATCTACCATCCCGGATACTTTCATAATTGGTTAGATAAATTCCTTCTCCGGACATTTCATTATTCCGGCGGATGAATTTCGGAGGCTCGCTCCAACCTAAAATATTACAGGCATCTTCCATAAATTCCTGTTTTACATTAAGAGGGCAAACAATCAATCCATTGGATGTGCTGGAAGCTTCTAAAGTGCATCTCACAGCCTCCAGTTGTGTAACTGTCTTATGCAATCCGAAAGATGCAAAACAGGCACGCCGGCCGCCCTCCACAAGCCACTTAACCATAAGCTGGTTATGTGGCTTTAATCTCGGATTAATGTTTCCAATTTCAAGCGGAAATCCGGACTTTGGTGCGAGCTTAATTTTATTTTGTAAAAATTGCTGGTAGTCCATATTATTTTAGATCTTCTAATGGATTATTATCAGGTTCGTCTGAATCAAGTTTCCCAGCTTTTACACCACAATAAGGACAATATGTATGTGAAATTTTTACTTTCTTAGGTTTTTTCAATCCTTCAAGTTCCACTTCAAATTCTTGATAACTTAATGTACCAGAACTACCTCCATTGTTTCCGAATGTGTATAATAAATCATTCATTTTAACATCAATGATTTCTCTATTTTCCCATTGTTGTTTGTCTAAAAACTTTTGGGCAACATCTTTATAACAATTACAATTCATATTTTAGGAATTTTGACTTTGCATTTTTTTTCTAAGAACATTGATGAATTCTTCAATCAGAATAATTAGGTTTTTCTTCTGATTAGGATATAGCTTTGTCCCATTCTGGGAGTGAGTGATTTCAAGTTTTTTGATTAAATAATCACTATTACAAGTTGAAAGAAATTCCTCAAACGAATTTCCAAAGCTTCTCCAGGAATAAGCGTAAAAACCCCAATCGCTGTTAATAAATAGATCTCCAATCGAGTTAAAACAAAATATTCCATAAGAAGCTTCCGGATGGTCTATTTGAATTGTTTTTGCTGAATCATTAGTTATTGTCATAGTCTTTAATTTTAGAATGGTAAATCATCGTCTTCATCTTCCTTACCAGAATTGGACGATTGTTGAGATGTTGAAGTGGTAGATTGTGCAGATTGCTGGAAATTTTGAACCTTTTCAATTTTCCAAACATTTAGATTTTGAATATGGCCCTTGGTACCGTCCTGCTTATCATATTCTCTACCTTTAATATTAAAAGAGACTGTAACCCTTTCCCCACGTTGGTATTGCTCTAATAAAGAAACACGATCACCAATAAGTTGGAATTTCAATTTATTTGGATATTCCTGTCCCGTATTTTGGTCAAAAGTTTTACAATCCAAATAAAATTCAATTGATTTAAAACCGCTTTCAGTAGTTTTAATATCACTTCTGTTTAGTAAAATGCCTGTCTGTGTCATTGCTTAATTATTTAGGTGTGAAAAACCTCGTTGGCATTCTTTGCAATTCACAGAATGTTCAACTATACTCCTAAATTGAGGACTATGATTAAAACTTTGATGAAGTGCAAATGTGAGATCTGCAGAACTACCACTTGCAGCGGTTATGCCGGCATTAATATCTTTTAATTGTAGTCCAGCAGTTCTGGAAATAATGAATGCAAAACCTTCAGGAGTTCTTTGTAAAAGATCATTGAGTTCTAATAGAAATTTTTTGATTTCTTCTTTTTTTTCTGACATAATATTTAGATTTAAAAATTAATTTCGGATAAAAAACCAGGCTGGGCTTCGCAGCAGAGCCGGGTAAAAACTAATAATCATGAAAACTCAAATTAAACTGAGAATCGAGCCAGGTGGAGGATTCGAACCTCCGAGATTCAGATTTGCAGTCTGACCTTTTAGACCACTCAAGCAACCTGGCAAATAAAGACACTGCACCCGTCTGGACGATATCACTCCTTGATGTCTTTAAAATTTGGATTAAAAGACCGGTTATTCCGGTGGTTCGGTTGTGAGAATATCTTCGTCGATATCATAACCTTCTGTTTCAAAAAAATCTAAGACAGACTTTTTAGTTAAATATGTATTTGCAGAAGGTTGCTTTAAGTATTTATGTGCAAAGTTCCAGATAGCTCTTTCCCCTAATCCCATAGCGGCCGCTAAACGAGTTCTGAAAACTACATCAGATTGTATTTTTTCAACAATTTCTGTTTTAATAAAATAATCCATTGTATTATATTTTGTATTATTTTTTGTATTTTTGTTTGTATTGTGATACAAAAGTACAAAAAGTAACTGTTACTTTTTGCATTTTATGTTACTTTTTTTAAAAAAAATTGGTTTTTGCCCTATGAGACGTACTTTAGAAGAAAAGAATTTGATTACAGAGAAGCTTGAAATTGTAATTAATAAGTGCAATTTGTACAAAATCTCACCTTATGAGATAGGACAAAACACAAATGTGAGTTTATCCGGAGCCAGAAAGTTATTAGGCGGAATTACAAAAAACCCTAGTCTGGAAACTCTTAAAATAATTGAGGAATATATTGAGAAAAAAGAAGCATCTCTATCCCTTGAAAAAGCCGAAAACTATTTTAAAAGTCTTTCAACAAATCAAAAAATAGATCATATCTACAAGAAAGTTGATGATATTGAATTGCTTTTACACTCCTTTGATACCAAACAAAAAATTATGTTCGAAATTTTAAAGGATGCTAAAACTGAAGAATTAAAATTTTTTGAAACAGCAATTAAAGAAAGGCTTAGTTCATCGAATAAGCCATCATAATTGTTTCCTTGACATTCACTTCCAGATTAGTTTTAAAAGCTGTTTTTATAACAGCTATTTTTTTGAACTCAAGTTCTGCATTGTTAATCTTTTCCAAGATTAAAAATAGAGTTTCCTTGTATTCACTGGATCCTATAAGACCTCGTTTGTATTGGTCCATAGTTTTTTGAAAAAGAAAATTAGCCAAATCAAGATTATCTCTGAATTCGTTCGATTTCATAATTAACTTTATCTTTTAAAATTAAGACCTTAGAATAATTCATCATTAGTTTGCAAAAAACTAATAGCAATAAACTAAGACCAAACGAAATGAAGCGAAATAACCAGACAGAGCTGATATCTACATTGATTTCTAAAAATAGAAACCCTAAAAACATTGTTATATTAACATAAAATGTAACAATGTACGCGAACCACCAAGGCTTTAACTTTGATACTGCAAGAACCAAAAGCGGTGAAATACATATAGAAAAACTCCAAATTGCAGTTTCACAGTTTGCAAAGGAATTCATTTTAATTTTGGATAAATCAAAGAACTGATTTAGAAATACATCCAAATATGGCAGTGAAGACACAATAACCAT